AAAATGGAAATTTTATGCAGATGTTAAAACTGGTGATATTTATAGAACTTGCGGAAAAAAGCCGGTTTTAGTTACTAACATTGCAAAACTTTAAACAAACAAACAAACATTAATCAAAACCAAGGGGCAAAAAATGGATATATTAAAAATAACACATAAAGGCTTTGAATTATGGTTTTATCATGATGAAGGGTATAAAAATGTTGTAAGAGTTAATCATAAAGATAATTTTTATATAATTTCTTTGGTCGATAACATTCTAAAACTATCAGAAGACAAAGCCATTGAGATATCAGCAAGTGACTCGATTTTAGTTAATGATTTTCTAGCTAAAAACACAAGGCCTAAAGATGATCATAATACAACTTTTACAATAGAAAAAATCATTAAACTGGGCGGCAACGTATGGAACAAGCACGACATGAAACGGGTATATATTAATAGCGCTATATTAAATACTATAACTGGCGCAGGGGTTCATTTAAGTGATCTAACTTGGAAAATATACGTTGATGTTCCAACGGGTGATATTTTCAAAACAACAGGAAAAAAACCGCGTTTGATAGCTAACATCAAAGATCTTAAAATATGCCAATATATCGATCTAGATGACGATTAAAAAATATTTTACTTATTTTGGGTTATTTGCTTGTATTGTCTTGACAATATAAAGAGTTCAGCTATACTTAAAAGAGTTAAACAAATAAACAAACATCAACCAAAACAAAGGGGCAACACATGAAAAAATATAAATTAAATGGTTTTGATACTGGCATGTTAGAACATGTTATAAAGTATTATAAGACAATTGAAGGTAAAAAAATCCCAGCTCGTTTTATCGCTGCAATAGATGATGATAAGGCATACATTAATGCTTTTAATGAAAAAGTAAAAGAAAAAAATAAAATTGCAGTAGCAAATAATGAGCCATTATTTGCAGATTTTGATCGTCAAATTGGCTGGGATATATTCCAATTATTCGAGATAAAAGAGGTTCTCGATTTTACGGGTTATTAGTATTAAAAAATTTTAAAACATCAACCAAAACCAAAGGGGTAACACATGAAAAATTTTGCAGCAGATGTAGATCAATTGTCAGAAACAAGCGTTGAGATCCAACTAACTACTACTACAATCAGAAAATCCAAGTTTATAGTCAAGAAAAACAAAAAAGGTCAATATTCAACTAATGATTGTGATATGCGTGAAGCATTAAAAAAGGTGGGTATTGATTTTGATGATCGTTATTTTTATGATTACGAAGGGGAGATCAGGGACAAGTTAGCAGATTGTGATTAAAAATTGACAAGTAAACAGTTAAAAATCCAATTTTAAAAAAGTGGATTTTTTTACTTTTTCAATTTTGACTTAAATCAAATAAGCACACAAAGCAAGCAAAGCCACGCAAACAAAGCCACTTATTAAATTTTAGCTTAAATATTAAGCAGCAAAAAAAGGCTATTTTGTAACCTAACCGATCTAGTCATCGGTAAACGCGAGCAAAAAAGAGACTTATTTAATATTTAAAAATATAGTTAATAAAATTAGTATTTAAAACATTTAAAAAATACATGGATAAAAATGCAGCAATTTAAATTAGAGATAAAATATATGGAACTGATAGCAGATGATTTTGTATTTGAAGTCAGCGATAGCGCAAAAACTATTGAATTTAATTTTTTAAGAGTACATGTTGAGATAAAAATAAATAAAGATCCAATTTGTTTTATATTCAAAATTGAAAACTATTTGATGCAAAACGCTTTTGCTTTTCGTAAATGTAAAGGATTGGATATACGCTTATCAAATAACGAATATTTAAAATTAGACATAATAACTAAATCACTAACAGCGACAGAAAAAGTATTATTACAAAATAATATTAAAAATAAAGCCTTACTCTGCCTAGATCTTTATTTAATTAAAATTTTAAAGGAATATATAAAAACAAATGAAGAAAAATTGGCATTTACAATAAATATGGTTAATGAGTGGCAAGAAAAAGGGATTAATTTAGACATGGTGCTTGAGTATCATAAGTTAAAAAATAAGTTATTAGAGTTTAAAAAAATATATGACTTAATATTTAATAATAATAATCAATTAGATAGCTAGTGAATTGTATTGTATTGCAGTGTATTGATCGAGCAAAAAATAATCGCTATAATTGCAGAAAAGGATTTTCAAAAATGGCGGATCACATTCAATCTATAATAGATGGCACTTGCCATAAACGCTTTATATGCAAAAATAAAAATGTATTTACGATTTTATCAAGAAGAACACAAGCCAAAAAAGCCAGGTTAAAATTTATAAAAAATAACAAAGGCGCACTTATTGCATATATTGATGATCTATTGGTAACTTATATCATTAGTTTTAAAAATAATGATGGTTTTATATATTATGGAAAACTGGATCTAGTTAGTGCAAAGCGCAATACCTGCAAACAACGTGAAAATATTGAAGCTTATACAATGGATTTTAAGAAAGGCAATAAAAACAGCTTATATTTAAAATTATTATCAGCGTTGGAGCCAAACACTAAAAAAACCGCTGATCTTAATCAGTTTTTTAATGAGATTAAAAATAACGCTCAATTGAGTGCTAGGTATCAATTTTGCGATCTCATAATATCACGCGCTTTTAGTTCTGACACATCAACAACAATCAAAAAATATAACGCAATGACAGCCCAAAAAGCGCGATAAATTAATTTATTTTGCTTATTTTGCTTTATTTATTGGTATTGTATGGACAATATAGAAATTTAGGCTATACTTAAAATAGTTAAGCAAATAAAACAAAATCAGGGGCAAGCATGACAGATATAATTTATCACATATTAGAAAAAAGCTTTATTAAAACAACTGAAAAACTAATTATTGAAGGAGACCCAAGAAGTGTAAAATTAAATGGCGCAGGGGTGCGATTTTTGGTTGAATTATTACCCAAAAACTGGGAAGAAATAGGCCATTTTGCGGTTAAAATTGATTTTTTTGTTGTTGAGTATAAATTTCCTTTTTCGCTAAACCCAGCGCTTATTGATCAGCAAATAGCAGTTCGCACAAGTTGTTATTATGGGAAAGAATGGGGGAAAATAAAGAGCGTATTTGAGAAAAAAGATCTAGAAGATTTGTTAAAAAAACTCAAAAAAGAGGCCGTGCCATTGTTTGATATTGTACTAATAAACCGTATATATGAAGAAAAAAATATCAACGAAGGCAAGCTGGATCATTTACAAGAAAAAATCAATTATCTTAAATCAGAGCACAAATTCTTAACCAATGAACTAAAAAAAATACCCAAAGATCAGCGGATGCCAAAAAATGCTATGGGTGATCACTTGCTAATTAATAAAAACAATGATCCAAAAAGTGCAATTTTAAAAATAGATGATGATGACATTTGCGAACAAGGCAAAGAGCAAAAAGCTATATCATTTGATTTTTCAAAATTGAAATAAGGCTATTAATTAAGCAAAACAAAAAAACCGCTAATTTTTTAAAAAAAAACGCGCTAACAGATCCGATAACTTACTATTGGATCATGGCTGGCGCTGGAATTTGCACCGTTTGGGTAGTATTTAGATCGAAATCATCAGGGGCCGGAGCATAAGCGCTGTTTATTATGGTGGTAAAAGTGCTTAGGTTAACTTGCATGATCGCTATATATTGCATATCAAAGCAAAGATCGAAGCGTTGCAAAGCCTCGAAATTATTATATTTACCTAAAAAATAATTAGATTTTAGGTTGTAAAATTCTTGCATTTTTTGGAAAGATTTAATAATTCTGCATAAATATAGGGCGATGTTGTCTTGATCTTTTTCAAGTAAATCAATATAACGATTAAATTGCAAAATCAAAGAAAAGCTTTTACGAGAAATAGCTATTTCAACGCCGTTTAGTTTGTATTTAATAGTCATTTTGGAGCCTTTTAATTTTTGTTAAAAGTGGAAGATATCACAGCATGAGCTATACTTAACAGAGTATATAATTATTTTTAGTTAAAAAAGGGGTAAATGATGAACACAGCAAGCGCAGCAAGCGAACCAATAAAAAAACCACACGGCAATTGTGGCCATAAGCGCGGTTTTAAAGATAACCCCAAAAATAAATCTTTAGTGATCCGCGTCTATGGTGAGACGCATAAAAAATGGCTGGATCAAGCTAATATTGAGGGGCTAACATTGAGCGCCTGGGTAACTGAAAAATTAAATAATTAAAAAAAGGGTGGGTATATGTTAAGCACTAATAACCAACAAAAATCAAGGGTAAAAAAAGGCGCACTTGGTAATAAAAATGCGTGTAAAGTACATAAAAAAGATGCGGTATTATTTGTAAGATCTAGCGATTCACAACTTAAAACATGGAAAAAGATCGCAGCACAAAAAGGGCTTAATTTTACAGATTGGGTGACAAATAAACTTAATAAAAATTTAGATCAACAATGCCAACAGAAAATATAAAAACTAGCGATCAGGCCGAGCGAGCGCTGGAAAAATTTAAACAAAAAATGGACGAGATAGAAGTGCAACGCGATTTTTTTATCGAATATTTGCCATTAACGGGTGATTTTGATATTGAGATCAAACTAAGCAGCGCAAAAACTGCCGACATTTTGCGGTTGTATACAGAGTTAAAAATGTATTATGTGGCCAATTGTATTAAGGCCACTTTTTCCGATGATTATTTGAAGCTTGTAGATAGCAGCGAAGATCAATTTTTACAAGTAATACAAGAGTTATACACAATCGACAACCCTACAATCAAACTTCACCGAGAAAATAATAAAAAATGACAAAAAAAATCAATAGCAAAAAAGCAAAAAAAGATCTGCAATTAAAAATATATTATAAAACCCATGCAAGGGCTTTAATTGATAGCATATTTAGAAAAACAAGAAATTTTACAGGAGATATTGATCAAAATAGTGCAGATATACAAGATTTTTTAAAGTTTTTAAAAATCTTTAAAGATCATCATAATGGTGCGATCCATTTGTTATGTAAAAATGGTAAAACAGCAAAAGAACAAAGAGAAATTGATAAATTGCTTGGTATTGATTTTATAGAGATCGCTAATTTAGAAAAAGATGCATTTTTAAAAATGATGATTCGCGTGATTAATACTCAAAAAAAAATGAAAGCCCTTTAATTTTTCACCAATGCTAGCGAGAAAATCAAGATGAAGAAATCAAAGACTAAAAAGAAATCAAAAAAAACGCTAGAGTATGAGCAAGATCTTAAAATAAAAGCCCGCGCTTATCTTTGCGCTCTTAAAACCTTAATTGATGAAAATCCGTGTTTTTTGAATAAAGAAAGCTTAAATTATAATCGCATAGCAATTATTCATATACTTTTTAAAAACCATTATTCAAAAGTGTATATGCATGTTAGCAAAGATGAAACAGAAACCGATAAAAAATATATGAGGAGAGAAATTAAAAAAATATTAAATAAGTTATTTTTAGATGTGGTATTTTTAAGTGATAATGATTATTTAAAAATGATCAATTTAGTTATAGGAAAATCAATGCAATTTTCAGAAGTAGCAGATCATCCAAAAAGTTGCTCGCGGTGCTCTCGGTGTTCTCGGTGGTAAAACTTTCTTTAATTAAGCTGGTCAAAGATGAAAAAATCAAAAAAAACGCTAGAGTATGAGCAATCAATACGCACAAAAAGCAGCTTTTTATTTTATATTTTTAAAAATGAGATTGATAAAATACCGGGTTTTTTGGATAAAGAAAGCTTAAATTATAAGCGTCTTACTAATATTCATATACTTTTTAAAAAACATTATTATAAAGTGTATTTGCATATTAGCAAAAATAAAACAGAAACCAACAAAAATTATATGAGAAGGAAAATTAGAACAATATTAGATCAGACATTTTTAGATTTGGTATTTGCAAGTGATGATAAATTCATAGCAATAATCAATAGAGTGATAGAAAACAACGAGCAATTTTCAGAAGTAGCAGATCATACAAAAAGTTGATCGGTGTTCTCGGTGTTAAAACTTTCTTTTCTATAACCTAGTGCATAAAAAATATTCTTTAATAGTGCGGTTTTTAATGTATTATTGATTGTATTATAATCTTTTTTATGTGATCTAGCTTATGAGTTATCGCGAACGCTTGAAAAAATGCACATATACCTCGCCATCTGGTCGATTTTTTGATCTTGAATTTGAAGATCTGATCATGTCACTCAAGAAAAAAACCAGTATTTTTGAGTTTTTAGGTAGCCCAGCGGTATATGTACAAGACAATAATATTGGAGCGCGAACCATACCGATCACTGTTTATTTTTCTGGTGATGATCACGATTTACAAGCAAACACTTTTTTAAAAGCTCTTAGTGAGATTGGTGCAGGTAAATTACAGCATCCGTTGTACGGGCTTTTGACAGTAGTTGCTACCGGGGAAATAACGCGCGCGGATAAACTAAAAACAGCAGCAAATCAAAGCGCGTTTACAATTGCATTTGTTGAAACAATCACCAATTTATACCCCAATGCAACCACCGATTATGCCGCCGATTTTGCCGAAACCTCCAAAAATTTTAATTCAGACGCAGCGGCAGGCTTTGCAAATAATATAAGTATCGACACGCAAACCGAAAAACAATCATTAATTAATCAAAGTCTGGAAGCGTTGCAAAATTTCAAAGGTGAGCTGGATAAGTTAGCGGCTGGACAAGCTGGGATGCAAACAAATATCAATGATATTTTTAAATCTATAACTGGATCTATTGATATATTAATTGGCGATCCATTAACTTTAGCTTTTCAAACTGTGCAAATGGTAAAAAGCGTGGTTAATTCTAGCTTATCAATTGTTGATCGATTAGGTAGTTATAATAACTTACTTGCTGATATTGTAAATCAAGACACCAGCGCCGCCCCTTCATATAATCACACCTCAAAAAATAAATTTGCGAATGATAATTTATACGCCCGTGCTACGGTGTCGGCAATGTGCGATAGTGTATACAGTACTAAATTTAAAAATAGGGAAGATGCGATCAATGCCGCGCAACTTGTAACTACGCAATTTTATAATTATACATATTGGCATGAGAAAAGATCGATCACTTTAGCTATTGAAGACGTGGGAGATGGTTATCAATATTTAGAAAAGCAAATTGCATTATCTGGCGCTTTTTTAATTGATCTATCGTTATCATTAGATGCACAGAAAACAGTTACTATTGACAAAGATATGTTTTTAATTGATTTTTGTTATACATATTTAAAAACAATAGATAACCAATATATAAGCGATCTAATTAATTTAAATGGGCTTAACAATAGCGAGATCTGGACACTACCAAAACATAAAATCATGAAATATTATGAGGTGGCTTGATGTCAGCATATATAAGCAAACTTGGTGATACTTTTGAGAAAATATCGCGGCAATTTTTTGGTACAGCAAGCAAAGCAAGTAGCATAAAAAAAGCAAATCCGAGTATCAGCGAACCATTGATCGCTGGATCTGCAATTTTCGTGCCAATTATGCAAAATCCATTGCCGCGCTTTTATGCAAAAAAACAAGGGCAAACAATAACCCTACTTATAAATAATAAACGCTTTGAAAATTTTAGTGATATAAATTTAAATTTTACTTTTGACTCATTCGACACATGCTCAATAACAGCGCCATTTGATCATAAAAATAGCGATTTTATAGAGGCTTTTGTGCCTTTTTCGTTTGCTAATGTTGATATTTATATCAATGATGATCTGGTATTTTCAGGCGTGCAAATGGGAGTAAATCCTAGTATAGATGGCGATCAAAAAACGGTTGTTTTAGAAGCTTATACAAGATGCGCGGTTTTAAATGATTCTTGCGTGCCAATTAGTGCTTTTCCTCTTGAACTACGCGGCTTAAAATTTGACGCTATCGCGCAGAACGTGATCCAAGCATTCCCCTTTTCGATAGAAAAAAATGTTGATGTAGGTAATGTATTTGAATCTGCATCTATAAAGCCAACTGATAAAATTTTTAGTTTTTTAATTGGGCTTGCGCGGCAACGTGATTTAATTTTAAGCAATACAAAAAATGGCGATCTACTAATAACAAGAGCAAATGATGCCCCGGCCATTGCAAATTTATTTGATGATTTAGCGCCGCTTATTTCAATTAGTGCAGCGCATAATCAGCAAAATTTTTATAGTGATTACACTGCTATTTTACCAATCGATCCGACAAGTAAAGTTAAGCCGGCTTATTTTACAGCAAAAAATAGCTTGCTTACTAATTGCTTGAGAGTTAATAATTTTCCAGCTAATGATGCGAAAAATGGCGAGGAAATGACAATTGCAAAAAGCCGCCGGGCGCGTGGCCTTGCTAATTCTATTTCTTTTACAGTAGGGTTATCAACTATATACAACGACAAAAACAGCTTGTATAAAGCTGGTGATTATATCACGCTATTTGCGCCATCGGTTATGATAAACAAAAAAACTAAATTATTGATAAAATCAGTGGTTTATACGCTAACAGCGAACGCTCGATCATGCGTATTAAATTTAGTATTACCAGAGTCATATAATAATCAAAAACTGGAGGATCTGCCGTGGCAAAAATCGCAAAACATATTGAAAAAATTAATAATCGTTTAAATATGAATTTAGGCGCTAATTTTAACAATGAGTGCCAAAATGTGCAGCCACTAGGAAGTGATGCCGCGCCGCTGCCGGGCGATTTTGGATTAACTACAGAAACGGGCGATAATGGCGATCATAGTGTATTTGCTTTTTATGATGATAATAACAAAATAGCAAAAGATGGCGAAAAGCGCATTTATGCACGCAATGAAAAAAATGATGTGGTTTGTGAGATTTACTTGCAAAATACAGGCCAGATCTTAATTAAAAATGCCAAAGCTAGTTATATTATTAAAGCGGATGGCAGCATAGCGCAAAATAACAGCAACGGATCAATTATTATGCATAATAGTGGCGATGTAGAAATTAACGGATTTATTATAAAAAAAGACGGATCGGCAAGTTCCCCAAAATCTATAAAGGCTCCTAGTATTTTGGTCGATGGTAAAGAGCTTAAAGATCATACTCATAAACCGGGTTTATATTTAGATGCAGAAGGGCGATCATTGAGTGGCAATTCAGGAGAAAATAATTAATGCTTGAATTTAAATCGATAACGCCGGATCTTATGACTCAACAAGGCGATGTGCTTATATTTCAAACAGTAGATGGGGGCAATATGAGCTTAACAGATGGCTTTGTTGATATGACAAAAAACTTGGAAACAAGTATTTATTTTTCACTATTTGCCCCAGTTGATTGGTTTTTAAATGATCTGGTTGATATTGATGAAGATAAGCTCATATCACAAACCGAGCAATTTTTAGCTACTCATGCAAATATATCTGCAAATTATGAGCTATTGGAGCAAGCAATAAAAAACGATCTGCAATGGTTGATTGATAATAAAATCGCGGCAAGTGTGATAATTGATATTACATCAAAAGCTATCAACAAAATAAATATTAAAATTAATGTCAATGATGTGGATTTAAATTTTAACGAAGAGTGGCTTAATTATGTCAATTAATACATCAACAATAAAAAGTATAAGCGATTCAATAATCTCAAAGCTTGAGCAATCGCTTAATACTAAATTCCCAAGTCATCCAAAATCTTTTACTAGAACGCTGGCGCGATCTATAGCATCAACTTATATAATGCAGACTCACTATGCAAATTATATTGAAGCGCAACAATTTGTCAGTACTTGCGCTAGTGAAGATATAGAAATTTTTGGCTATACAATAAATCCCCTTGATTTTTGGGGTGGCCTAGTTGGTATTGATGGTCGAAAAATGGGGACGCGTTGCGAGCTTAGCGCAAAAGTTGTAACAACTGGCACGGCAATTGCAAGCACGCTTGATGCAGGGACGCAGCTTATCAGCGCACAAAATGGCTTTGTGTATATAACATCGCAAGCATACGCAATAACTGGCACGGATTTTGCAATAGATTTAATCGCGGCAAATGATGAGGCGCAAAATAACGGTATCGGTGCGGCTGGAAATTTGCAAATAGGCGACATTTTAACATTTGTTAACGCTCCAACTATTATAAGCAAAGAAGCAGCGATCACGGCCATTATAAAAAATGGTGCAGATGCAGAAGATCCAGCGCTTTATAGATCGCGAATAATTGCAGCTTTTAAAAGACGAAAACAGGGCGGCGCGTATATAGATTACAAATTATGGGGCGAAGAAACGCCCGGGATCGTTAAAGTTTACCCATATACCGGCCCCCCTGGTGAAATGAATATTTACAGCGAGGCAACGGTAGCAAGTAGCGGAAATGCTGACGGCATACCAACGTCCACGCAATTGGTAGATGTTAAAAATCATATTGAATTAGATATAAACGGCAAAGCATCGCGAAGACCTGCTGATACTTTTATAAACTCGCTGCCAATTTTTCGCACTGGTTTTAAAGTTCAAGTAATAGGGCTACAGGTAGTTGACAAAGTTGCGGTTGAGGCTTCAATAAAAAAAGCGGTTACTGATTTTTTCTTACAAAGTGAGCCATTTATTAAGGGTTTAAGCATAGCGCCCAGGCTCGATGTCATTTCAAATGCGCGAGTAAGTTCGGTGATTGTTGATGTAGTCCGGGCTAGCAATGGATATTTTGCAGAAGTGCTTACTTTTACTTATGCAAAAAATATGCCGGTTAATGTATATCAACTGGGCGAGGGCGAAAAATCCAAGCTATCGGAGATTATATTTACATGATGAGTTTACTTTATGAGTATTAAATTATGGCAAGTAGTATTGCCAAAATCCCGGGCTTTTAATATTCGCATTAATAAAACACTAAGGCGATTTTTTAAAGGCTTATCATTTAATGATGACTTTCGAGCGCAATCAGATTTAAATTTTTTGAATTTAGATCCGCAAAAAACTCAAAATCTTAAAAAATGGGAAGAGCAATTTTTATTATTAAAAACTGGGTTAACTGATCAGCAAAGGCGCGACAGGTTGGCTAGCGCTTGGCGATTAAATGGCGGTCAAAGTCCATATTATTTACAAAGCATATTACAACAAAATGGCTTTAATTTATTTGTTTATGATTGGTGGTTAGAGTCTGCAATAGTTGAAAAATTAACGATGGCCGGGGCATTCGCGGCAATGGACGGTGAGCGTGCAAAAATGGGATCGCAATTTGGGATTTATCCACGGGTTATCGATCCGCGTGCTATTTTACAGCCGCCATTTTATCCGCTGGTTAATAAAATCACTGAAAAAGTGTATAAACATATAACAATGAGCGCCGATCTTGAAATGGGAGAAGCACGCGCAAGCATGGGATCGTTAGTATTAACTAATCACCCTGTGCCTTATGCAATACCCGATGATTCAAAATATTGGAGGCATTTTATTTATATAGCTGGTAGCAAAATCGAAACGCCCGGCGTTGTTAAACTTGATCGCAAAAATGAACTCGAAGAGCTTATTTTGTCAATATTTCCAGCGGCCAAGTGGGTTGGAATGCGTGTTAATTATGTTTAAAAAAAAGATACAAGACACAAGACACAAGAGACAAGACACAAGAATTTTTTACCACCGAGAACACCGAGAACACCGAGAAAATCAAAATCAAAAGATTGAAAGATTGAAAGATTGAAAGATTAAGGTCAAAAGATTAAATGATTAAAGTCAAAAGCGAAAGATTGAAAGATTAAGGTCAAAAGATTAAATGATTAAAGTCAAAAGCGAAAGATTGAAAGATTAAGGTCAAAAGCGAGAGATTAAAAGCAAATAAATTAAGAGGTTAAAAAATGGCACATTCAGCGGCACAGTTATACCCAGGTGAAACCATAGCCGATCCAGATTTTTTGGACGGTAAATTTAAAAACTCAACAGCCCCAGGGGTTTATGATGGTACACCGCTCGAGCAAAAATTATTTAATCAACAGTTGGCATTTTTTGATGCGATGATGGATAAATGCAATATAAGCTATGGAGATTTTGCAGATACTAGTAAAAAATCGCAATTGTTCGAGGTGTTGCAAAAATCACGGCAAGCGGACAATAAAATAAAAGTATCACAATTTTTGATACCCGGTTCAACAGGCGATCCGCTGCCAAAAAATGGGGTATTAACAAATTATGCGCTCAATGCTGAAATGGCGGCTGGCTGGCATGTAGTATTAGCAGTCGTAGGCGGCACTATTGATAATAACGGAAATGTTAGCGCAACAAGTGGAATTGTAGAGCATAGTATTATGCGCGATGAGCAGAGAATAGTTAAAAATATGATTGGATCTTGTTTGCAATATGACGGGGTAAATTACAATCAAGTTTATGCAGAAACAGGCTCTGGGTTAACAGTCGAAAGTGATCCTAATTGGTTCAAGTTGAAAGTTGATTTTAGTAAAATAAATGGCGTGGTATTTGGATTGTGTGAGAACTGGGGATTTTTGCCAGTTTTAAATGCAGGAGAAATACACGAAGCGGCAGGATTGAGCGGCGTTGGTGAACTGGCATACCATGCAACCGCGATTGCTCCAGTTGGAAAATTGGTATGTAACGGGCAAGAAGTAAATAAAAAAACTTATGCAAGATTATATAGTGTGATCGGTGATGCGTGGGCGACAACAGGTGGCGCAGCGGCTCCGGCGGTTGATAGGTTCAGAGTGCCGCCGCAAAATATCAATGCTCAAGGATTGTTTTTAAGGGGAAATAATGCAGGGGTTGGGACTTATCAGACAGATATTATAAGGAATATTAAAGGATTATATAACCCGTCATTTTCTGGGCTAGGCAGAACGATTGACTCCATAGCATCAGGGGCTTTTGAACTATCTAAGAGCCATCCCATATATACAATCACGACTAATCCTACCAATTGTTGGGTTACGTTAACTTTTGATGCAAACCGTATCGTACCAACTGGCGGGGAAAATATCCCTGCTAATATTTCTGGTTTACTTTGCATTAAATATTAAATGATTAAAGTCAAAAGATTAAATGATTAAGGTCAAAAGCGAATAATAAGGATCTAAAATGAGCGAAGTTAAAAAAGTATACCATTTCCATTGTGTAACAAAAGAGTTTGTTAATGAAGATGCAGCGCATGTTGATTTGCTTGAATCAAAAATAAAGGGGGTGACAATTTATATGTTACCTTCACTTGCAACATATACCGCGCCGCCGGCTAAGGTTGAAAAAAAAGCGGCAATATTTAACGGTAGCGATTGGGACGTGGTAGATGATTATCGAAAAGTGGAAGTATTTGATAAAAAAACCGGGCATGTAGTTGAAAAAAAGTTAGGTGAAAAACTGAAAAAAACTGAGAGCTTAACAAAGCCCGTAAAATCTGCAGCTGATATTGAGTACGATAAAAAAAATATGCAATACCATAAGAACTTGCAATTTTTACGCGAAACCGATTTTAAATTACTTGGCGATTATGACAAAAAACCAAGGGATGATCTAATAGAACAGCGGCAGATAGCAAGAATTGCCGCGCGTGATTTTGAAAAATTAGATCAAAGACCGGATCATTGAATAACGGAAACAGGCCATTTTTAAAATGGGCTGGGGGGAAGTATAAACAAGCGCCGCGCATTATTGAAAAATTACAAAAAGGTGATCGATTAGTTGAGCCATTTTGTGGAGCTTGCGCGGTATTTTTAAATAGTAATTTTAACAGCTATTTATTGAATGACATCAACCCCGATTTAATTAATCTTTTTAATATTTTAAAAGCCAATGCAACGGCTTTTATCGACAGCGCCCGGCCTTATTTTTTAGGTGAATTTAATAATAAGGAGGCATATTATAAGCAAAGATTATTATTTAATAAATCCAATGATCCCTATTTTCGAGCCGTGCTTTTTTTATATCTTAACCGTCATTGTTTTAATGGCTTGTGCAGATACAATAAAAGCGGCGGCTTCAATGTGCCATTTGGTAAATATGACAAGCCATATTTTCCAGAGATTGAGCTGCAAATATTTTCTCAAAAAGCACAGAACGCGGTTTTTTCTTGCAAGCCCTATCAGCAAATATTTAATGAATTAAAGGCCGGGGATGTAGTTTATTGCGATCCACCATTCGCGCCGCGCAGTAAGACAGCAAATTTTGTTAATTATAGCGCTGGCGGTTTTGATAAGTTCGAGCATTTAGCACTTGCAGCACTTGCGCAACAATCGAAAAATCAAATATTGATTAGTAATAATTTTACTGATTTTACTAAAAATATGTATAGAAATGCACAGTTAGATATTTTCTGGTTAATAAAAAGTATAGGCGCTAACGGGACAAGTCGAATACCACAGCCCGAAATTATGGCATTATTTCCAGCGCCAAGTTTATAAAAATGCGGCTACTAGCTGACTGATAAGTATTAATCAATGGAAAATTAAACAATGAAAGTTGACGTAAATTTTAATGAAGTTATGAAAATGGAGGATCACTTAAAAAGGCTAGCATTGACTAATTCAGCGATCAATATCGCAATGGAGAAAACAGTCAATGATTTAGCTTTTTTGGCTAGAGCAGGATCGGTAAAGTCTATAAATCATAAATTCACTACTAGAAATAAATTTACAACATCAGGTCGTAACTTAAATATAAACAAAGCCAAGCGCGGCAAGCCCTTTGCAGAGCTGGGGCATATACAAAGCTATATGAAAGATCAAGAACTAGGCGGCATACGAAAGCCGGATCGTTTCTATAATGCAGTACCAATACCTGCACCGGGCGCAACAAACGAGACAGGAGGCCAACGAAAACGAGTTATACCCAAACGACATAGGAAACCAGCTATACGCTCGCAGATAGTCAATAAACGCTATAGAGACCTACCTTATAAACAAAGGTATTGGGCGCTTGTTAAACTGTCATTTAAAACCCATAGGCCGTTTTATCTATTTAAAAATACTTTGCGCAAAGTAGTAGGCCGTTCTGACGTAGGTTTTAAAACTATTAAGATCTTTACACTACAAACACAAGCGCAGCGAGTAAAGGCTAGGCCTTGGCTAAAATTCCCATGCGCTATGGCAATGAAAGAACGAGCAAGGTTATATAACGGCAACCTTGATTACCAATTAGACAGAACGATCAGATTCCAGCCGTGGTAACTTTGGTTATCAACTAGAGCGAGCAATTAAAATTTAATCAATTGTAGCCATCCTATTAATTATTAAAAACAAAAAAGGTACTGTGAATAGTTGGCACGGATCTTGCCGTTGACAGAAGAG